TTGCAAGGGGTCGTTGATAAAGTGCCGCCTGAAGGGTCGCTTGCGCCAGACAGCTACGAGGTGCGCCCCGGAGACCAGCTTGCCGACGTATTGTCCCGGATGGCAGAGAAACAGGACCTGTTGATCGCCGCGGCGTGGGAGACGCGCAAGACAGATATCCCGCTGGACACTCCGGAAGAGTTGTTAATTCTTGCGTCGATCATCGAGAAAGAGACGGGCGTGGCGGATGAACGGCGTCAGGTGGCATCGGTTTTTGTCAATCGGTTGAACCGGGGTATGCCCCTGCAAACTGACCCGACCGTGATTTACGGTATCACGCGCGGGCAGGGCGTTTTGGGCCGGGGCCTGCGACGGTCAGAGCTGCGTGCAGCGACGCCGTGGAACACCTATGTCATCGAAGGATTGCCCCCTACGCCCATTGCTAATCCGGGCCGGGCAAGCCTGATGGCGGCAGCGCAGCCGGATGAAACAGATTATGTGTTCTTTGTTGCCGACGGTACGGGGGGGCACGCATTCTCCAAGACTCTGGACGCGCACAATCGCAACGTTGCCCAGTGGCGCAAGATCGAAGCGGAGCGGGCCAAGGACAATTGATGCCAGTTCAGTCGATGCGTTGCATATACGCTTTTAAATTGAGACACTTGCTTCCACCGTTAGGAATTTATTAATCATACCGTACGGTTAGCAGTTATGGCCCCCATGATTTTGCTTGACTTTGCGAGCGGTCACACGTATAACTTGTGACAAGCTAGAAGAAGTGGGCAAGCGGTCGTTGGGGTAACCCGGTGAGCCGCTTTTCATTTTTCTCGTGCGGAGATTTCCAACGCATGAGAGGTCAAAGCACATATGACATTGCATACCCCGGGTGAAGAAGAAGCTCGCACGACCGAAGCACTTTCGGCCGCGCATGACGAAATAACGTCATTGCGACAAGCGATCGCGGACCTCACGAATAAGGTCCAGACCGGGGAGGATGTATCAAGAAGCGAGGTGAAGGCGGCCCTTGCGGCCATGCCTGATCTCATTCGGACATGTTTGAAACTGGAGGCACAAATTGGAGAACTCAAATCCAGCAGATCCAAAATTGCCCAAGGCGGATATGCCATCGACCACGATGCGGCCCGACATGAAATTCGGTGCGCGCTTGGTCGCCTCCGCGCCTGCTGCGGTGCAGGATCGGTTTCTGAATGAGTTGGGGGAGGGTGCCTTGGGTGCCCTCCCGTATTTGTTCGAGTTCTGGGCGTTAGAACATCAGATGCCGCCTGAGGGTGATTGGAGGACGTGGGTAATCATGGGGGGGCGCGGCGCGGGCAAGACCCGGGCAGGCGCCGAATGGGTCCGGTCATTGGTTGAGGGATCCTTGCCAAAGGATCCGGGCCAGTGCCGCCGCGTGGCGTTGGTTGGCGAAACGGTGGATCAGGTGCGTGAGGTCATGATTTTTGGTGACAGTGGAATTTTGCAGTGCTCGCCGCCGGATCGTCGACCGACCTGGGTGGGCAGCCGCAAGCGGCTCGAATGGCCCAATGGCGCTGTTGCGACCGTACACAGTGCTTTTGACCCTGATGGGCTGCGGGGGCCGCAATTCGACGCCGCCTGGGTCGATGAACTGGCCAAATGGAAAAAGGCGCAGGCAACGTGGGACATGCTGCAATTCGCACTTAGGCTTGGAGATGATCCACGTGTTTGTGTGACGACGACGCCGCGCAATGTCGGTGTTTTGAAAGATTTGCTTGAACGACCATCTACGGTTGTTACTCAGGCGCCGACAGAGGCGAACGCGGGCAATCTGGCGTCGTCTTTCCTTGAGGAAGTTCGGGCGCGCTATGCCGGGACGCGGCTGGGGCGTCAGGAGCTTGACGGTGTTTTGCTTAGCGATGCAGAGGGTGCGTTGTGGACGTCAGGGATGCTGGAGAATGCGCGGGCACGGGATTTGCCCCAGTTTGATCGGGTCGTCGTTGGTTTGGACCCGGCAACGACTTCGGGGGCAGCGTCGGATGCCTGCGGGATCGTGGTCGTGGGGGCCGTCATGCAAGGGCCGCCGCAGAACTGGCGCGCCTACGTCATTGCGGATTGCACAGTTCAGGGTGCGAGCCCTGCGCAATGGGCGCAGGCTGCCGTGGCGGCGATGGAGCAATTTGGTGGCGACCGGCTGGTCGCCGAGGTGAACCAAGGCGGTCAGATGGTGGCGGAAGTGATCCGGCAGGTGGACCCGTTGGTGCCTTATCGTGCGGTCCATGCCTCGCGGGGAAAAGTCGCACGGGCTGAACCTGTGGCGGCGCTCTATGAACAGGGACGCGTGAAACATGCGAAGAAACTGAATGATCTGGAAGATCAGATGACCCGGATGACCCGATTTGGCTATGAGGGTGAGGGTTCGCCGGATCGCGTGGACGCGCTGGTCTGGGCGATGCACGAGTTGATGATCGAACCTGCACGTAAGTGGCGACAACCGGGTGTGCGCGGTCTTTGAACGCGGGTGAGTATTTACGCGTTATGCGAAATAATTGGATCAGTTGGCGCTGTCTGAAATCACATATTTCAGAGTGTTAGGTGATGCCTGACGTGTCAGGTATTTTGCCAAGCGCTATAATTGAACAATAATTTGGGTCGGTTGGCCCTGATCGCAGTTAAGGCGCGGTCGCTGCGGCGGCGCGCCTTTTTTCTTGAAATTTGGATGTATGGGCATGGCCCGTGGGATCACGTGAAGGAGACCCTGATGGTGTTTGATTTCTTTCGGAGTGCGCGCCGGGCGGACGTGCCAGAACAAAAGGCAAGTGCGACTGGCAAGGTTGTGGGTTGGCAAACGGGTGGCCGTGTCGCGTGGAGCCCGCGCGATGCGGTGTCTTTGACGCGGACCGGTTTCGCGGGTAATCCGGTTGGATTCCGGTCTGTTAAGCTGATTGCTGAGGCCGCCGCAGCCTTACCGCTGGTGTTGCAGGATGCCCGACAACGGTTTGAGACACATCCGGTTTTGTCGCTGATCAAACGGCCCAATGCGGGGCAAGTGCGCGCTGAGTTGCTGGAGGCGCTATATTCCCAGCTTTTGCTGTCTGGTAATGCTTATGTGGAAGCGGTCTGCGGTGAAGCCGGGGCGCCGCAGGAGCTGCATGTCCTGCGGTCAGATCGTATGTCGGTGGTCCCCGGAGCTGATGGTTGGCCAGTCGCCTATGACTATTCGGTGAGCGGTAAGATGCATCGGTTTGATGCATCCAGTATGCTCAGTCCGATCTGTCATATCAAGTCGTTCCATCCACAAGATGATCATTATGGATTTAGTCCGATGCAGGCCGCGGCCATGGCGCTGGATGTGCATACGGCGGCGTCGCGTTGGTCGAAGTCCTTGCTGGACAATGCAGCGCGACCTTCCGGGGCTATTGTCTATAAGGGTGCAGATGGTCAAAGCCAGCTCAGTGGCGATCAGTACGAACGGTTGGTAAGCGAGATTGAAACCAACCATTCTGGCGCGCGCAATGCGGGCCGTCCGATGCTGTTGGAAGGGGGCCTTGATTGGAAGCCAATGGGCTTTTCACCGTCCGACATGGAATTCCAGAAAACTAAAGAGGCAGCCGCGCGTGAGATCGCCCTTGCTTTTGGTGTTCCGCCGATGCTGCTGGGGATTCAGGGCGATGCAACCTATGCCAATTACCAGGAGGCCAATCGCGCCTTTTACCGGTTGACGGTTCTGCCGCTTACGACACGGGTCACGGCGGCACTGGCGGAGTGGTTGGGCAGCTTCACTGGCGAAGACGTGGTTTTGACCCCCGATTTGGATCAGGTTTCTGCTTTGTCGGCTGAGAGGGATGCGCAATGGGCCCGTGTTGCTGGTGCAGATTTCCTGACAGAGGCAGAGAAGCGCAAGTTGTTGGGTCTACCGGTGTTGTCTGAGGAGGCCGTGGATGGATGATGATAAGTTTTTTGAACGTTTTGCCTGTGCGCCCGGGCTGCGACTGGAAGCCCATGAGCGGTTGACGTCGGTTCATTTCGACAATCTTTCGTCGCGACTGGCGCGGCTTGAGGAGGCGGTTGAACGTCTCGAAAGACGTCTTTGGTTGACGGTTTACGGCATTGTGGCCGTGATCCTCGCCACGGGTTTTCAATCTATTATGTCGGCCATCCCACAGTAAGGGCGGCCCGTATCACAAGGAGAGTATCCATGCAGGTTCAGTCTGGTTTGGAGACGAAATTCGCACGTTTTGGCGACGGTATCGAGGTACAGGATGGCCACGTGATTGAGGGCTATGCGAGCCTTTTTGGGGCTTTTGATCAGGGTGGCGATGTAGTGAGCAAGGGGGCTTATGCCGCCTCGCTCAAGGCCATCGGCGCTGAGGGACGCCGCATAAAGATGCTTTGGCAGCACGACCCGGCCTATCCGATCGGTGTGTGGGACGAGGTGCGCGAAGACGCAAAGGGCCTGTGGGTCAAAGGCAGAGTGCTGCCCGAGGTTGCCAAGGGCCGCGAGGCGGGCGAGTTGATTGCAGCAGGAGCTATTGATGGGCTGTCCATCGGGTACCGTACTGTTAAGGCTGCAAAGAATGGCAAGGGCCAGAGGCTCTTGACGGAACTGGAGCTTTGGGAGGTGTCATTGGTCACGTTCCCGATGCTTCCCAGTGCGCGGGTGATGGCCAAATCCGACGAAGTGACGTCCGACGCGGCATTCGCTCTGCGCGAAATGGCGGCGGCCTTTCGGGGTGCGCGCGCAAGTCTGGCGCAGCGCTGACGCGCTCGCCTTAAGTTACACAATCAAGGACATGCTGATGAGCAAGAGCGAGAGCAAGGCTCGGGCCGGGGAACGTTTGTCCCCCGCCCAGGATGTCGCGGAGGCCATGCAGGGTTTCGTGACAGAATTTAAGGGCTTTCAAGATCAACTTCAAACCAAACTTCAACAAACAGAAGAGCGACTGACCATGCTGGATCGAAAACATATGACTGCTGCGCGCACCCCTTTGGCTGGTGCTGTTGACCAAGGTGCCCCGCATCAAAAGGCGTTCAATGCCTATCTGCGGTCGGGCGAAGATGATGGACTGCGGGGCCTTGAAGTCGAGGCCAAATCGTTGTCCACGTCGGTAAACTCTGATGGTGGGTATCTGGTGGACCCACAGACATCAGAGACGATCAAGTCTGTTTTGCATG